CTTTCTAAAAATCCAAAATTTTCAACGATTTCATGCGGGTTTCAGCGTTGTTTTTTCTTATTTTTTCCCTTTTTCTCCAAAACCGGTCGAAAGTCGGGAAGAGATGGTGCGGTCAGCCACCGAAAATGAGTTGAAAGAATAGGATCCTTTGTTGTGTACATCATTCTTTTCTACGATACTTCAGCGGTCGCCCTAACTTTAGGATTTTCCCTTCGTCTACTGCTTTTTTTAGCCATTTGCTCAACTGCGTTTTGGACACTTCTAACTTTCTGGCAAGATCGTCGAGGGATACAGGGAATTCCAAACTACTTAAAATGACCGGTAAAACGGCTTGATATATCGTAAGCGGGGTTTCTTGAAGCGGAGTTTCTTGCGCAACAGGGATGGAGGCCCCGGCGAAGCTTTCATCAGAAGAGGGTTCGCAATTTGCTCTCCCTTCTTTCTCCGTCTCGGTTCTTTGATCCGTCGGAATGAGCGGGAGCGGTAACGTGGTTGGCTTTTTCGATTTCTTTGCCTGGGGTTGCGTTTCTGGAATCCGCTCAATGAGGGAGCTTTCCTCTTCTCGTAGGCTCGCCGCCGCGGACAAGTGCTGTTTAAAATCACTCCGATCGATTTCTATCGGCCACGGGATCGCGCCTAAATCCACCAGCCGGGCGTTGCCTTCCGGCGGATTATTGCTGACTCTCACAAAAACCGGTATCCGCCTCTCTCGCTTCAATTCCTCCACTGCGCCAGCCCAAGTACCTCCTTTCTCATAATCGGAACTGACAACCAATGCAAAATCGGCCATCGCATAGATTAGTTTATTCCTTCCCATCGCCATTCCCACGTTGAAACCGGTTTCGGGGTTATAAGGGGAAATTAACAGTAAACTGCCTTCACCGATGGCAATTCGGGCTTGTTTTTCCAAACTGAGCTTGAAGAGGTTATCGCATAGAACTCCGATTGTTACACCGCCCGCCTCAAGTGCAGCAGACATAGATACCCGGTCGATACCGCGAGCGCCTCCGGAAACCACTGGCATTCGATTATAGGAGCACATCCGGGCCACTTCGCGCGCGAAGGCTTCCCCATTTTCATCCGCGTTTCTTGACCCGACAATAGCCAGCCCCCCGCCTTGAAGTAAGGTACGCTCCCCAGACCCAAATAGCAATGGAGGCGCTTGGTCACCCAATTTCTTTTTAAATCGCGTTGGATATTCGTGATCACTCCGACTCATTACCCAGATGTTTTTGCTCTGCCAATCTTCCACGGCGAAACCGAGTTGCGCTCCTCTAGCAAGAAGTCCTTCCATTCTTTGCTTGGGCAGACGGGTTTCCGAAGAGGCGTCCTTTAGGACTTCGCTTTTCAAGAGATCGCTTGGGCGCATTTTCCGCCCGATTAACCAGCGGACTAACCGGGTATACTCTGAGACAGAAAGCGGTTTTTCCGGGGTTTCTCTCCCGAACACGCCGCAAAGCATCAAGATCACTTTCGTATCCTCTGTCATTACCTCTTTCAACTCAATCAACCCCAAACGGGTTCAAGGCTAGCGCCAAAGGATAGACGGCGGAACAACCTGCTTCCCGCAAAAGGGCGGAGGTCAAGGTGAACGTCCATCCAGAATGAGTTACATCATCGACTAACAAACACGCTTCTGGTAAACACCCCTCACCGACGCGGAAGACTCCGTCCAGGTTTTTCGCCTGCTGGTAACTGTTTGCCATTTCCTTTTGGGGTTTGCTGTCGCGCACTTTCTCGATACACGCTACAAAGGGTAATCTGAGGGCGTTCGCCAACCTCTCCGCGAAACTTCGTACTAATTCAGGACGTTGAAGCGAAGGGATGCAAGTTACCCATCTCGGTGCCGGCTGCGGAGACCACCTTTTTACCAAGGTCAGGCATGCAGCCACAAGATCATCAGAAAACCCCTTAAACTGATATTTACCGCGAGCGACAAGTAGACCCCACCCCTCATCCCGCCAGATACTTAAGGCGCGGCCCTCACACGCTTGTAATTCAGAAGGAATAAAGGTACCGGAAAACGAATAAGAGCGGAACATATCCTTTAACGGCCACTTTTTTCGTGGTGGAAGAGGTTGATAGTCCTGGCGCAGGAAGTGTTTCGCTCTTTCCGCGAGCTCTAAGCCGTAGGATTCGTCGAGTGATAGCCCGGGATTGCAATTTTTGCATTTTCCGCAGTTCTGAGGAAGGGGGTCGTCTAGAGCCTTCTGCAGAAATGCCATTAAACAACCGGAGTGGTTCATATAGTCGCGCATCTGCCTCTGTTCTCCGTGTCTTATGTTGGTGATCATTTCTACAGTATTCCGGTCGACTCGGTACGTAGATGCAATGGCTGTGGTGTGCCATTTCTCGCCGACCTTCGTTACCGGCGAAGGAGATTCCACAGAAAGGTACCTTAAAGTTTTTTCTATCTTGGGGTAGGTAAGGTTGATCACTCGCTGTAATTCTGTTGTGGATAACCCGCTGTCAGATTCGTTTAGAGCCTGAATAACTTGAGAAACGTGTTGTTGAGGGGGAAAAGCAGTATCAATAAAATAATTCGTGATCGTTTCATCCTCTTCTCCGCACAGAAGGACGCCATAGGCTTCGTTCACCGCTCTACCGGCGCGGCCTACCTGTTGGTAGTAATGAACGACGGATGCCGGCCGTTGGAAGTGGATGACGAAACCCAAATCCGGTTTGTCGAAACCCATTCCAAGAGCCACAGTCGCCACCAATACTTTTATCTCGTTACTCAGAAGCTTTTGCTCCAGTGTCTCTTTGTGACCGCTATCGCCATCCTCAGCCGCTGTCAAGTAAGGACTAAATATTTTTGAAAAGTGTTTACAAATTTCGGGGTCAAGAAGCCGCATCCACGATTTCAATACAGTTCAGCAGTTCCTCCAGTTCATCACGCAGGGCAAGCTCGATTTCGATGCAGCCGTCTTTATACACCGTCACTCGCTTTACCACATCTCTTGCAACCTCGGTCGTGAGGGTTTCCAACTCGGTGTATTCCTTGTATTTATCAATAAAGGCTCCACCTTGCTCGGATGTATCTTGCGAGGATTTTTCAAGTTGCTCCATTTTCTCAGTAAGCTCCTGCAACTGAGCATGGATGCTTGCTTTGTGGGATAGGTAGCTGTCCTTATCCATATTTCCGTCAATCAGCTTTTCGTATAGGTCTTGCAGAGACTTTTCAAGCTGATTCTTTCGGCTTTGCAAAGTACCAAGCTCACGCCGTGCAGACTTTCGCTCTGCCTGTAAGCGTTCCTTTTGAAGCAATACTAAACGCTCCAAGCTGACCGCATAGGCGGCATAGGTACGAACCAATGTAACGACCATTTCGTGAATGTCAGCCTGCATTATGCCATCAGAGGTGCAATCAAAGTGTGTGCCAAGGTGTTCCGTTCGGCAATGGTACTTTGCATTTTTGGTGTTGGAGAACGGCATTGCATGACCACAGATACCGCAGACCACCTTTTTACGAAGCGGATTTCTTTCGGATGCAGAAGGCGTGAACTCCTTGTATTCTTTCATTCTGCCTGCCACCTTCTGAAATAGCTCCTTTGACACAATCCCCTCATGAGTATCGGCAACCACAATCCAATCGGATTTGATTTTCTTTACGCTGTGCCAGTGCCCAACCATATCTCGCTCACGCTTACCGTATACGCATTTGCCGATATAGCGTTCGTCACGAAGGATTTTGAAGATGTTCCTCTGTGTCCAAAAGTTTTCCTCGTGAATGCTCGGCCAACGGTCACGGGAGCACCCCGCCGCCCTTTTGTACAGCATCGGGGTGGGCACACTCTCACGGTTGAACTTTGCGGCAATCTCTGTCGGTCTTACTCCGTCTGCTGTCATGGTAAAAATCAGCCTTACAATGTTCGCCGCTTCTTCATCAATGATGAGGCGGTTTTTATCGTCCGGGTCTTTTACATAACCATAAGGTGCAAAGGGACTAAGAAATAAGCCTTTTTCAGCTCGCATACGCTTGGCGTTCTTTACCTTGCTGGATAGCTCACGGCTGTACAGGTCATAAATCAGTGTTTTGAAGGAAGTGTCCAGGCTATCAATGTCCTTCGGTCTGGAGCTGTCAAAGCTGTCATTGACGGCAATGAAGCGAACACCCATAAACGGAAATACACGGCTGATGTAGTTGCCGACCACGAGATAATCACGACCAAAACGGGATAAGTCTTTGACGATGATACATTGTATCTGTCCTTGCTTTACCTGTTCCATCATTCGCAGAAAATCGGGTCTTTCAAAGTTTTTGCCACTCCAGCCGTCATCACAAAACTCGGAGATTTCCCAACCCCGGAACTCGGAATGACTGCTGATGAAATTCTGCAACAAACCACGCTGATTGGATATACTCTCTGATTCCGATTTGTCGGTATTTTTTAGGTCTACATCCTCGCTGGACAGGCGAAGATACATCGCTACTCTCATACAGTAGCCCTCCCTTCAATGAATCTTGATAGTGCTATATATTCATCTCGATAACGCAGACGAATATCAATATTTTTGTCGGCATCCACATAGATGCGTTCCACAAGTGCCGCTGCCATTTCTTTTGTGAGTGTGTCCGTTCCCATGAAAGAACGAAACTCTGTAATAAATCGGTTCTCGGTAGTGTAGACTTTGCTTTCTCTCTGTTCCTGCTCCAAAACGGCAATTAGCCTTTCGGCTTCCTCAGCTTCAGCTTTGTACCTTGCTTTGAGGGTTACATATTCTTGCTCGGTCATAAGCTGTTCCACATAGTTCTGATACAGGCTGTCATAGAGAGAATGGGTACGCTTTAGAGTACGCCTTGCCATTTCCAACTTTGCTGTGGAATCGGAACGCTGACGGCGGTAGTCCGGTTGTGCGTTCAGCTTCTTCACCACCGCTTCCATATCCGCAGCTATATCTATCTGTGACTGTATGGCCGTAAAGAGCACCTCATTCAGTTCATCCTCACGGATGCTCACAAAGGAGCAGCGGGCAGGGTCATCAGCATGACTGGGGCAGATATAGGTGTACCACAGCTTTTTCTCGTGGCTTACATTCTTGTATCGAACCATCGGTCTTTGGCAGTTCGGACACCATACAAGCCCTTGCAGAATATTCTCAGTGTGTTCCAGATGTGAGAACTTTCCAAGGCGGTCGTTGTATTCCCTCTTTTTTTGATATGCAATTTTCTGAACCGTCTCAAAGGTTTCTTCATCAATAATCGGTTCGTGGGTATTTCGGACGATAATCCAGTCGGCTTCGTCCACATAGGTCTGTCGTTTACCCTCATAAAAGGACTGCCTTTTGCGCCCTTGAACCATGTGACCTATGTAAACCGGATGTGCTAAAATGCTCTTGATAATCTGCGTATGCCACAGCACACCCTTGTATTTCTCTGTCTTGACCTCGCCTGTTTCGTAGAGATATGCCGAGGGGGAAAGAATACCGGCATCGTTGAGCCGCCTGCCTATCCGCACCACGCTGATACCCTCATAACGTAAGCGGAATATCTGCTGTACGACGGGAGCTGTTTCCTCGTTAATAACAAGGTGGTGCTTATTGTCGGGGTCTTTGCTGTATCCATACGGTGCCCACGCTCCGATGAACTCACCGTTCTGTTGCTTGACATGGAGAGCAGATGCAGATTTTTTAGAAATATCTTTGCTATAAACCTCGTTGATAAGGTTTTTGAGAGGCACGATATAGCCATCCTGCGTCCGTTCTGCCGTCAGCGTATCGAAATTGTCATTGACGGCGATGAAGCGAACGCCGAGAAACGGAAAGATACGCTCCAGGTAATTGCCGGTTTCTTTATAGTTGCGACCGAAACGGGATAGGTCTTTCACTACGATGCAATCAATACGACCTCTGCGGACCTCATCCATCATTTTCTCAAACTGAGGGCGGTCAAAGTCCGTGCCGGTTCGCCCGTTGTCACAGAACAGAGAAACAAGCTCCATCGTTTCCTTGCTTTCAATAAAAGAGGTCAGCAGAGCCTTTTGTCCCTCAATAGTATCTGTACCTGGCTTTCCGCTGTCTTCTACGGACAAGCGAACATAGG